GAACGAGCGCATCGTCCGCAGGATCGTCGGCGGCAAGGGTGAGCCCGGAATCATGGACACGGCGCGGAGGAACGCCCGTGCGCTTGTCCAGTCGAGCGTGATGACCGCCGCCAATGATGCGCGGCTCGCGACGTTCCGGAAGAACGCAGACATTTTCGCTGGCGTCCGTTGGCTTTCGACTCTCGACAGCCATACCTGTGTTCAGTGCGCTGCTCTGGACGGGCAATCGTGGGATATGGAAGGCCACAAGATCGACGGCACGGAGGTCGATTTCATGTCGCCGCCCGCGCATTTCAGTTGCCGGTGCGTTTTGAGCGGCATTCCCAAGCGATCCGCTATCCAGCAGGCATTCCCCGGCATGGCCGAGAAGCTGAACGCGATTGGCGATAGGCCATCGAGTTCAGGGCTGGTTCCGGCAACGACCACATTCGCGGACTTTCTCAGTCGCCAGTCACCGGCCTTCATCGAACACACGCTCGGCGCGAAGCGGGCGGAAATGTTCCTGGCTGGCAGGCTAACGCTCAAGGACTTGATCAGCGGAACCGGACGTGAACTGACGCTCGCGCAATTGGGAATTTGAGGAGAGGAAAGATGAAGTGGCGTCGGATAACATACAGCACGCCTCGCGGCGAGCGGCAGATACCGTTTCTGGGCGGCCTAAACACGATTCAAAAGGCTGCACTCACTGAGTTCGCGCTGAAAGACGGCTGCGACGATGAAACCGCGCTTCGCGATCAACTGAACAGGCTTAGTTAGGAGAGACTATTATGGCAGACGAAACCTACACAAAAGAGCAAGTGGACGCGGCGGTGAAGAAGGCCGTCGAGGCAGCAACAGGCGATGTCGATGGCCTCAAGGCCAAGGTCGATGAACTGATTGGCGACAACAAGAAGCTTAAGACCGAGCTTCGCAAGACGCAGGACATCAAGCCCGAAGATGTCGCGGCGCTGGAGAGCCAAGTCGATGAGTTGAAGGCCAAACTCAGCGAAGCGACCAAGGCCGCAACCGACGCCGCCAAGGCGAAGGAGAAAGCGGAAAAGGCGCTCGAAGCGGAAACCGGCTTCACGCAAAAGCTACTCATTCAGGACGGCCTCAAGAGCGAGTTGCTCAAGAACGGCGTCAAGGACGAGGACTTTATCGACAGCCTGACCGCCAAGTTCGCTGCCGGTGCGATGATTGCGACAGAAGGCGAGCAGCGGAAAGCGATGTACGGCGACAAGCCGCTGGCCGATTTCATCAAGGAATGGGCAGGATCGGACGCTGGCAAGAAGTTCGTTGCGGCTCCTGCCAACAGCGGCGGAAGCGCGGAGGGCGGAACCCGCGCCAAGGCCGATGCGAGGACGATGACCCGCGCTACCTATGACGCCCTCGACCAGCAGACCAAGGGCGAGGTCGGCCTTCAGATGGCGAAGGGCGAAGTCAAGATCGTCGATCAAGCGGCTTGATAAGATGCGGGGGAACGCGGTATCTGGCGGCTCGAAGGAGATGCTGATGCGCGCGTTCCTCCCTCTTGTGGCGCTAGCCTTGATGGCCCAGACCAACGACCAGAACGGATCGAAGGCTCAGGCGATTGACGCCAGAACCGGCCACATCGAGGCTGCGGTCAAGGCGACACTCAAAGACCCTGACAGCGCCAAGTTCCAGTGGCCGCACGGCTTTGTCGATGGCACTTGGAGAAACCTCTACGGCCAGAAGTTCACCGGCAAGATCACCTGCGGCACGATGAACGCCAAGAATGGATATGGCGGCTACACCGGCCCGCAAGCGATTGTCGGGATTGTCGGCGGGGACGGGACAGTGATCGCTGTCGAGACGGACGACACCTACCAAGGCACGATCAATCACGATTACGTCGCCTACAAGTGCGGTAAGATGGGATTGCCGGTCGGCTGATCATTGTCGCAACGCGACAATCCCAAAGACCAGAAACAACGATAAAGAACACCCTGACGTGAGCTAGGCGCGCGTCACCACCGGCTAGGCCGGACCCGCTTCGAGCAGGCTAGGCCGCTCGCGGTTTCCGAAAACCTCTGCCGGAGTGCGCCTCAATGGCTACCAACACCATCACGAACCTGATTCCCGATCTTTACAATGCGCTTGACGTGGTTTCGCGCGAGCTGGTCGGCCTCATCCCGTCCGTCACCAGCGACATGACCTTCGAGCGCGCCGCAGTCGGCCAGACTGTGCGTTCGCCCGTTGCTCCCGCTTCGACGGCTTCCGACATCACGCCAGCGGTCATTCCGCCCGATGACGGTGAGCAGACGATTGGCAACGTCAACATGACGATCACCAAGGCGCGCCGCGTTCCGGTTCGCTGGAACGGTGAGCAGAGCCTCGGCCTCAACAACAACGGCCCGACCCGCTCGCGCATCATGGTCGATCAGTTCACGCAGGCCATGCGCACGCTCTGCAACGAGGTCGAGACCGATCTTGCGGCTCTCTATGCCAGCGCTTCTCGCGCTTACGGTACGGCGGGAACGACCCCGTTCGGAACCGCTGGCGACTTCAGCGATGCAGCCAACGCGCTGAAAATCCTGAAGGACAATGGCGCTCCGCTGAGCGATGCGAGCCTCGTCATCGACACGGTTGCCGGTGCGAAGCTGATCGGCCTCCAGTCGCGCTATGACGTTGCTGGCGACACGACCATGCAGAACCAGGGCGTCCTGATCAACAAGGCTGGCCTCAACATTCGCGAGTCCGCCAAGATCAGCACCCCGGCTGTCGGAACCGGCGCGTCCTACACGACCAACACCGCTGGTTATGCGGTGGGCGCAACGGCGATCACGCTCATCACCGGCTCCGGCACGATCCTTGCTGGCGATGTGGTCACGTTCGCTGGCGACAGCAACAAGTATGTTGTCGCGTCGGCTCTGTCGGGTGGCGTTCTCACTCTGGCAGCTCCGGGCCTCCAGAAAGCGATCCCGACTTCTGCCACGGCTGTTACCGTGGTCGGGGCCGCGACCCGCAACATGGTGTTCTCGCGCAATGCAATGGCTCTTGCCACCCGCGCTCCGGCCCTGCCGGACGAAGGCGACAGCGCAGCCGACCGCCAGATCATCACTGATCCGCGCTCGGGCCTCAGCTTCGAGGTCGCGATGTATAAGCAGTACCGTCAGGTCCAGTACGAAATCGCGCTGGCCTGGGGTGTGAAGGCTGTGAAGCCGGAGCACCTTGGACTGCTTCTCGGCTGATGACTTTGGGCCGGTGGTGGAGAGGCCACCGGCTCATCTCTGAAGCGAGGAGAGAGCGCGATGGAAACCATGAAAGTCAAACCGTGGGGCGAAGGTCAGGGCGAGTTCGTCGTGATCAACGCCGATGACTTCGATCCGAAAGTCCACACGCCCTTTGAGGCAGAATCCAAACCACCCGCAAAGCGAAAGGCGAAGGCATAAGCCGTGGCGCTGATTGTCGAAGATGGCACCGGCCTTTCCAACAGCGAGAGTTACATCTCGGTCGCTGACGCCGACACGCGCCATACGAACCTCGGCAATACCGCCTGGACTGCTGGCACGGTGACGACTGCGCAGAAGGAAGCCGCGCTTCGCAACGCCACGAACTACATGCTCCAGGTCTTCCGCGACCGCTGGACCGGCTACCGCGTCAAGGTCAACCCGATGCAGGCTCTCGACTGGCCGCGCTACGGCGTCGAGGTCGATCACTTCCCCGTGCATTTCGACATCGTTCCGGCTGACGTTGCCAACGCCTGCGCCGACCTCGCGCTGAAGGCTCTGAGCGCCGACTTGGCTCCTGACCTCACGCAGGCTGTCGTTCGCGAAAAGGTCGGGCCAATCGAGACGGAATACCAGCGCGGCTCGCCTCAGTTCACGCGCTACCGTGCAATCGAACTGATGCTCTCGCCATACCTCGACTCCGGCGCGGGCATGGCCCGCTTGGTGCGCGCATGAGCGTGCTGAGCCTCATCACCGCCAAGGGCCAGCCCGTAACGCTGACCTTCCACGCTGCCGGAACCTACGATCCGGCAACGGCAACCGTCACGTCCACCGATACGGTCGTGACCACCGTGGGCGTCGTTCTCCCTCTCTCGCGCGGCCTCAAGCATATGCCGGGAACCAACATCAGCGTTGACGACCAGCGGCTCCTGCTTCCCGGCGACGTTGCCCAGCCTTCGGTCGATACGAGCGTTGCGGTCGGGACGAAGAATTACACGATTGTCGAGGTCG